TGAAAGAGTTGATTACAGGGTTGGGAGCCAAGAAACTCAGCGATATCCCAGTGGATAAGTATCCCGAACTATTAGAAGAAGCGGAAAAGCTTTGAGAGGATGTTCCTACTATTCTATGAACCATTCAGAACGAGCCCATGCTAGTTTAGGTGCTTCTAAAGCAAGTCAGTGGTTGGCTTGTACACCAAGCATTCGACTTGGTGAACAGTATGAAGAAACAACCAGCGTTTTTGCCAAGGAAGGTACATTCATGCATGAGCTGTCAGAACTTTATTTGTCCTATGAATTAAAACAGATGACAAAAGCTCAGTTCAACAAAAAGCTGAAGCAGATGAAACAAAATGAATTTTATAACGCAGAAATCGAACAAGCTGTACAAACATATGTTGATTTTGCAACTGAAAAAATGAATGAGGCTAAGGAAACTAGCAAGGATCCACTCATCCTTATTGAGGAAAAAGTAGACTTTAGTCCTTGGGTTCCAGCTGCTTTCGGTACGGGGGACTTAATTCTAATTTATGGTGATAGATTAGAAGTTATTGACCTTAAGGGCGGGAAAGGTGTCAAGGTTTCTGCAGTGGAAAATCCACAAATGCGACTGTATGCTTTGGGTGCATTAAACAACTTTGGTGTACTCTATGATACTCAGAAAATAGTGATGACCGTTGTGCAACCCAGATTAGACAATATCTCCACGGACGAAATGCGAGTGGATGAACTATTGGAATGGGCAGAAGAAGTGGTCAAGCCCAAAGCGGAGTTAGCATTTAAGGGTGAAGGTGATTTCATTGCTGGTGATCATTGCCGCTTTTGTAAGGTGAAAGCAACTTGTAGAGCGAGAGCAGAAGAAAATCTGAAACTTGCTTGTATGGATTTTCAGAAACCTCCATTACTGACAGATGATGAGGTAGTAGAAGTATTAACATCCATCGATCAGCTTATGAGCTGGGCAAAGGATGTTCAAGAATATGCATTTGCTATGGCGATGAATGAAAACAAGCAATGGCCAGGGATGAAACTGGTCGAGGGCAGAGGCAGCCGTAAATATAGTGATGAATATGCAGTTGTTGATGCACTTACTGCTGCAGGATATGACAGTGATGTGATTTATAAGAAATCACTCAACACGATAACCACACTTGAAAAGGAATTAGGCAAAAAGGCATTTCAAGAATTGCTTGGATCTCTTATTACAAAAGCGCCGGGGAAAGTAAAGCTCGTGCCAGAAGAGGACAAGCGACCGGAAATAAAAGCTTCACCAGAAGTGGATTTTCAATAACGAGGAGGAAAATAAATCATGGTAAAAATTACGATTGGAACAAAGGAAAACCCAGTACGCTTTAGTTATGCAAATGTGCATCAGCCAGTTAGTGTCAATGGAAGTGACCTAAAGTATTCAGTAAGTATCATTATCCCAAAATCAGATAAGGCAACCATTAAGAAAGTAAAAGATGCGATTCAAAAAGCGACTCAAGAAAACAAGGACAAGTTTGGTGGTAAGGTGCCATCCAACTTAAAAACACCGTTACGTGACGGGGATGTCGATCGTGAAGATGATGAGGCTTATGCAGGTTGCTACTTCATTAACGCCAACAGCAAGATTAAACCTGGAATTGTCGATGCGGATTTAAATCCAATCATGGACCAAAGTGAGTTTTATTCCGGCTGCTATGGAAGAGTAAGTTTAACCTTTTATGGCTTCAATGTAAATGGAAATCGCGGGATTGCTGCAGGGCTTCAAAATATTATGAAGACGGATGATGGGGACCCACTTGGTGGCCGTAGTAGTGCCGAAGATGACTTTGCTGATGACAGTGGCGATGATGATATTTTAGGTTGATATCTATGAAACTATTAGCCGTTGATATAGAAACATACAGTAGCATAGACCTTATTAAAACAGGGGTCTATGCGTACTGTGAATCAGCTGATTTTGAAGTTCTTCTCTTTGCATATGCCGTCGATGATGAAGAAGTGAGGATTGTTGATTTAGCTTCTGGTGAAAAGATACCGGATGACATTTTGGAAGCCTTAACCGATCCGACAGTTATAAAGACAGCATACAATGCCAACTTTGAAAGAACATGTTTAGCTAAGTATTTTCAACAATCGATGCCACCAGAACAATGGCGGTGTTCATCAGTTCATGCTCTAATGCTTGGTTTGCCTGGATATCTTGATGGAGTGGCCAAATGTCTCAGGTTGCAAGAACAGAAAATGAAGGAAGGGAAAGCTTTAATTCGTTACTTTTCGGTTCCTTGTAAACCTACCAAAGTGAATGAGGGAAGGACTCGTAATCTACCAGAACATGACTTAGATAAATGGGCCACTTTTAAGGATTACTGCAAACAGGACGTTGAGGTCGAGAGACGAATCCGAAAGAAGCTAGATGCCTTTCCAATTCCCAAAGTAGAACAGAAGCTTTGGGAGTTGGACCAAAAGATAAATGATAACGGTGCCCTTATTGATAATAGCTTAGTCATTAATGCCATACAGGCAGATAAGGCATTTCAGGATAAGCTCTTCGAAGAAGCTGTGCGTTTAACAGGACTCGAGAACCCGAATAGTCCAGCGCAGCTGAAAGGTTGGTTGTTAAAACAAGGGTTAGAAGTTAATAGCCTTACCAAGAAAGATGTGGAAGCACTAATGGGTGAAGTGGAAAAACCGGAAGTCAGGCGGCTGTTGGAATTAAGACAAGCAATGTCCAAAACATCAGTGAAAAAGTATGAAGCCATGGAACGTTCCATTTGTCCTGATCAAAGAATTAAAGGCCTACTCCAATTCTACGGAGCGAATCGCACAGGGCGTTGGGCTGGTAGATTTGTTCAAATTCATAACCTTCCAAGAAACAGTTTAAATGATTTACAGGTTGCAAGAGATCTATTGAAATCTGGAAACTATGAAACCCTAGAACTTCTTTTTGAAAGTGTGTCTAACGTTTTATCGCAATTGATACGAACTGCGTTCATTCCAGCGAAAGGCCACCGTTATATTGTTGCTGATTTCTCGGCAATTGAAGCGAGAGTAATCGCGTGGCTAGCGGGAGAACGGTGGCGAATGGATGTGTTTCAATCACACGGAAAAATTTATGAAGCCTCTGCTGCACAGATGTTTAAAGTGCCCATTGAGACAATCGATAAAGGTAGCCCGCTTAGGCAGAAAGGGAAAATTGCTGAATTGGCTCTTGGTTACGGTGGCTCTAAAGGTGCGTTGATGCAGATGGGTGCCTTAGAAATGGGTTTAACCGAAGATGAACTTCCAGAGTTAGTTTCTGCTTGGCGAGAAGCAAATCCGAATATCGTCAAACTTTGGTGGGGCATTGAAGCAGCAGCTATTAAAGCTGTGAAGGAAAAAGCAGTCGTGAAGATGCAGTATGGTCTTACTTTTCATTATACAAAAGGTCTTTTATTTATCACCTTACCTTCAGGTCGGTCCCTTGCTTATGTTAGACCGAAAATTGGGATAGACGAGCGTTTTGGAAAAGAGCAACTCACGTATGAAGGAACGGAACAAGGCTCTAAGCAGTGGGGAAGGATTCCTACTTATGGTGGCAAACTTACGGAGAATATTATTCAAGCCATAGCTAGAGATTGTCTTGCTGTTGCCATGCTTAGGTTGGACGAAGCGGGATATCGAATTAACTTTCATGTTCATGACGAAGTTGTTCTAGATGTTCCAATTGATACGGGTTCTATGGAAAACGTAGAAGAATTGATGGGTCAGTCAATTGAATGGGCACCCGGATTGCCTTTAGGGGCAGATAGCTTTGAAACGGATTATTACAAGAAAGATTAAATCGAACAGGAGGAAATTAAGATGAATAATTTACGTGTATTCAACTCTACGGAATTTGGTCAGTTAGAAATTATGGTGATTGATGGAAAGGAATTTTTTCCTGCGACAGAGGTAGCGAAAATGCTCTGCTATGGTAATCCTCATCAAGCCATTATCAAAAACTGCCGGTACCTAACAAAAAGAGAGGTACCTCATCCGCAAAGTGAAGGTAAAACAATTGAAAAGAATTTTATTCCTGAAGGCGATGTGTATCGCTTAATTATCGGGGCTTCATCTCAAAGCAAGAATAAGCTGGTGAAGAAGAAAGCAGAGCAATTCGAACACTGGATTTTCGATGAGGTGCTACCGGATATTCGGAAACATGGGATGTATGCTTCGGAGTCCCTTCTCAATGACATTTTAAAAAATCCTGAACTGGGGATTAAGCTTTTTACTGAGTATAAAGATGCAAAAGAAAAAGCAAGAAGACTCGAACTGGAAAATGCTCAAAACAAGCAAATCATTGGAGAGTTAAAACCAAAAGCATCGTATTATGATTTAGTTCTTCAAAATAAATCTGTTGTACCAATAAGCCTTATTGCGAAGGATTATGGGTTATCCGCAAGAAAACTGAACGCCATCTTACATGAGCTGGGTGTGCAATACAAGATGGGCAAAACTTGGCTTCTTTATCAAAAATATGCCGATATGGGTTATACCCAGTCGAAAACACATGCCATTGATGCAGAAAGAAGTGTCATGCACACCTACTGGACACAAAAGGGCCGGTTATTCCTTTACGAGCTACTTAAGAGAGAAAAGGGATTTGTGCCGTTAATCGAACGTTCAACTAAAACAGCATAGCGGGGAAGTGTCGAGTATGGCTGACATTGACACTATGAAATTTGTAATGGAACTAAAACGGTACAAGGATGTACTGCCAAAACAGACAATTAAAACATTGAAAGGTCAGGCTCTTTCCGGTGATCTGGGGGGAGCCAAAAAGGGCCTTGGTACTGTGTTACGTAGGAGGGTTGATCGAAGTGAAAGAGCCCAGTGAAAAAAGAAAGCGAAGTTTAAAACATGATGGAAATCTCACGATTGCAATCGGAAGAAATCGTAAAGAACTGAACTGGAAAAATCGTGAAATGCTCTGGTCTGAGGTAATTCAGAAATTAAGCAATACTGTTAGAACTCACGAAGCATATGAGGAATATAAAAAGCTTTCCAAATCAAAGCAGGATGAGATTAAAGATGTGGGTGGATTTGTCGGTGGAACCTTAAAGGGTGGCAGAAGAAAGCATGACAGTGTGGTTTGGCGACAGATTGTTTCTCTTGATGCTGACTTTGTGAAAGGTGATTTATGGGCATCTGTTGATACCATGTTTGGCTATGGGTGCGCCATGTATTCTACTCATAAACATAATCCGAAAAAACCAAGATTAAGACTCGTGATTCCTTTATCCAGGCCTGTTACCGCGGATGAATATGTACCTATTGCGAGAAAGATTGCAGCTGACCTAGGAATTGACTTTTTTGATGACACCACCTATCAAGTGCACCGGCTCATGTATTGGCCGTCAACTTCCTCTGATGGAGAGTTTGTCTTTAAAGTATTGGACGAGCCTTGGATTGATCCTGATACTGTACTAGCAAGGTATCCAGATTGGAAAGATTCCTCCTACTGGCCGGAAAGCTCCAGAACTGTAAATGAACGAAAAAAACTGGCAGACAAGCAAGGTGACCCTAAAATTAAAGATGGTGTAGTTGGAGCCTTTTGTCGAACTTACTCTGTTCCGGATGTGATTGAGAAGTATTTAAGTGATATTTATGTTTCTTGTGAGGATCCGAACCGATACACGTATTCAGCTGGTTCCACGGCGGGAGGCTTAGTAATTTATGAAGATGGTGACTTTGCTTATTCCCATCACTCAACCGACCCGATCGGTGGGAAGTTATGCAATGCATTTGATTTAGTTAGGATTCATTTATTTGGAGATCTTGATGAAACTGTCAAAGAGGGGACACCCATCAATCGACTACCTTCCTACAAATCAATGGTGGAAGAAGCCTTAAAGGATAAACAAGTAAAGTTGACTCTAGGAAAAGAACAGCTAAGTCTTGCTGCAGATGATTTTGAAGATGAAGAGATGGAGTGGTTGGCTGAATTAACAAGGGATCAGAAAGGAAACATTGTCTCGAGTGCACCAAATGTCATCCTTATTCTTGAAAACGACCCAGCTTTAAAAGACAGAATTGCTATGAACGATTTTGTACATCGGGTGGTTATTAAGGATGATTTACCTTGGCGGAGTGTTGAGCGTGGTGGATATTGGTCAGACATGGATGATGCTAGCCTGCGAAATTATCTTTATTCAATTTATGGTATTAAAGGAGCAGGTGTTATCGCTGATGCTTGGAGTGAAGTTGCCATTAACCATGCGTTTCATCCTATTAAAAATTATTTAGACAGCCTTGAATGGGATGGTCAGAAGCGGCTTGAGACGATTATGGTCGATTACCTTGGTGCTGAAGACAATGAATGCATTAGAACATTTACTCAAAAAATTATGCTTGCTGCAGTCACAAGAATCTATCAACCGGGCGCAAAATTTGATTACTGCGTGGTCCTTGTTGGCCCTCAAGGTGTGGGGAAGAGTTATATTATTAAGCTCTTAGGCAAAGAATGGCACTCGGATTCCTTAATAACCGTGAAGGGCAAGGAAGCCTATGAACAACTTCAGGGAGCTTGGATTTTAGAAATGGCAGAACTAACGGCAACGAAGAAGGTTGATGTGGAAGCAGTAAAGCATTTTATTTCAAAGTCAGAGGATACCTTTCGTGTCGCCTATGGAAGGCATAATGAAACATTCAAGCGGCAGTGCGTGTTCTTTGGAACAACCAATGATTATGATTTTTTAAATGATCCAACAGGGAATCGTCGCTTCTTACCTATAACGGTTAATGGTGGCGGGTTTAAAAATATGTGGAATGATTTAACGGATGATGAAGTAGATCAAATATGGGCGGAGGCAAAGGTCCTGTATGAAAAGGGAGAGACCTTAGCATTGAGCAAAGACATCGAAGAAAAAGCTCGTGAACTTCAAGCTGCCCATACACAAGAAAATCCGATTGCAGAAAGCATTAGAACGTATTTAGAAACCGAGGTTCCTACAAATTGGTATGAACTCGATATTGGTACGAGAAGAACCTACTTGCATATGGACCATCCCGATGACAACTCAAATCCAAAAATGCAGTTGAATAAGGTCTGTGCCCAGATGGTGTGGGAAGAGTTATTCCAAAAAGATGTATCTATCATGACCAGATATGATTCGAAGGAAATTAATATGATCATCCAAAACACGTCTGGTTGGAAAAGAGTTAGTTCCATTCGATTTGATAATAGTTATGGGACACAAAGAGGATTTAAAAGAGAAAATTTGTAAACAAGTAAACTTTTATAAACTTTTATTGTTTACATCAAACCTCTTGTCTCTCTTACTCTATATACCTTGTAAACATGATAAACATATATATCTATATAAGAAGAAATAGAGAGTATAGAGAATATTATATATACCCTCCCCCCCTAATACGCTTGTATGTATAGCTTAACTATTTTTACGTTTACTTGTTTACGAAGAGGAGTTAAAGCCTTGTGGATACTGGGTTTTGGACGTAAACAATAAATTTTGGGGTGAACGATAGATGAATGAAGCAAGTGTAGAACAAAGGCTAAAAAAGAAAGTGAAGGAAAATGATGGGCTAGCATTAAAGTTTTTATCACCCGGTTTTGCAGGTGTGCCAGACAGGTTGGTGCTCTTTAACGGTTCAAAAGTTGCTTTTGTGGAATTAAAGGCACCAGCTAAGAAGCTACGAGCTTTGCAACGAAAAAGGAAGAAGCAGCTAGAAGCACTAGGTTTTAAAGTTTATAAGATTGATAGCTATGAGGCGGTTGATCGAATGCTAGAGGAGATGGTTAGATGAAATATCAACCCTACCATTATCAAACCTATGCCACCCAGTGGATTATCGACAAAAAGAAGTCAGCTCTTTTTCTTGAAATGGGGATGGGAAAATCAGTATCGACTTTAACAGCGATTTTGGAACTTATGTATGATTACTTCGATGTGGCAAAGGTTCTTGTCATTGCCCCGCTTCGAGTAGCAAGCACCACTTGGGAGGAAGAAATAGAAAAGTGGGACCATTTGAAAGAACTTCGAATTTCAAAAGTGCTTGGCAGTGAAAAGCAAAGGGTAGCCGCTTTATATAAAAAAGCCGACATCTACATCGTCAATAGGGAGAACGTTACTTGGCTTGTAGAACGATTTGATTCAGATTGGCCGTTTGACATGGTCGTTATCGATGAGTTATCCAGCTTTAAATCTTCAAAGGCTCAGCGGTTCAAATCATTAAAAAAGGTAAGGCCATTTATTAAAAGACTGGTTGGATTAACTGGCACCCCAGCACCAAATGGCTTAATTGATTTGTGGCCACAGATTTATTTACTTGATGGCGGAGAGCGATTGGGCAAAACAGTTACTGGTTACCGAGAGAAATACTTTCTACCGGATAAGCGAAATCAAATGATCGTCTACACATGGAAGTTACAAGAAGGTGCGGAAGATGCGATCTATGGAAAACTTTCTGATATCTGTGTGAGTATGAAGTCCAAGGATTATCTTGAGTTACCTGAACGACTGGATAATGTGATTCCAGTGGAACTGCCGAAGAAAGCAAAGGAACAATATGAGGTGTTAGAAAAAGAATTGATTTTATCGATTGAAGAAACGGATGTTTTGGCCGGTTCAGCTGCCGTTCTTGCTAATAAGTTATTACAAATGGCGAATGGTGCTGTTTACGATGAAGATGGTGAAGTGAAACAAATTCATGATGAAAAGTTAAAAGCTTTGGATGAATTGATCGAAACAGCAGGTGGGAAACCAGTTCTTGTGTTTTATGGTTATCAGCATGATAAAGACAGGCTTTTAAAACACCTAAAGAAACTAAAGCCAAGGCTCTTGCAATCAGATAAGGATATCAAGGATTGGAATCAAGGAAAGGTTCAGGTTCTTTTAGCTCATCCAGCATCCGCTGGTCATGGCCTGAACCTTCAAACTGGCGGGAACATCATCATCTGGTTTGGATTAACTTGGAGTCTCGAACTCTACCAGCAAGCTAATGCAAGGTTGTGGAGGCAAGGTCAAAAACAAACGGTTATGATTCATCATATCATTGCCAAAGACACAATCGACGAACGAGTAATGAAAGCTTTAGAAGATAAAGATGTGAGCCAAGCAGCACTTATTGAAGCAGTAAAGGCAAGGATGGCTCAATTCAAAGCGGGTAAGCCTCATGGAAAGTGAGGTTGATGATTAATAGGAGGAATCGCCGGTGAATGCAAAAGAATATTTATCCCAGGCTTTTCAGCTTGATCAAAGAATAAACAGTAAGCTTGAACAAGTATCAATGTTACGAGACCTTGCTTTAAAAACAACCTCCGTCCTTCAGGATGATAAGGTCCAAAGTACGAAACAACAATCACCAATGGAAACTGCTCTCGTTAAGTTAATGAGTCTCGAAGAAGAAATCAATAATGACGTTGATCAATTGATTGATTTAAAACGTGAGTTGGCAACTTTCGTATCCGAAATGGAGAATCCCTCATACCGTTTACTACTTGAACTACGATATCTTAGCGGCAGTACATGGGAAGAAGTAGCTGTCATCATGGGTTATGATGTGCGTTGGGTTTATCGGTTGCATCGGAAAGCGTTGGATGAGGCTACTAGATTATTAGGAAATACCATAGTAAATTAAGTTTGTTAGACACAAAATATCTCTTTTAATAAAAACTCACATGTAACGCACATATTTAATAGAGTCCAAACATTCAAAGATGCATATATAAGTTTGTGTGTTTGGTCTTAATAGTTAATATTAATCAATAAATAATATAATTATAATAAGTAATTCTAGTAAAAAGTTCCAAATGGAATTAAGCAAATGATAATATTAATAAATAGAGAATAGTTAGGTGGGTGATGATGTGGAATATAACGATTTAGAACAAAAATCAAAATGGTATATCAATGGCGTAATAGGTAAGTATATGGACTCTTATGTAAGAGATCATCTGATTTGGACACCTGAGCAAATGTATCATGATTTTATAGAGTTTTTAAAAGACTCCCATAAAAAAGGTTGGTATGGAAGGTATGGACAATATAATGATGAACACGAATTAATATTCCCTAATAAGGACGAAGAATTATGGATGGTATCTGAAGAAGCTGAAGCTTTTCTTATGGATCGTTTTACAAAGAAATATCATAAAAATCAGAAGTTAGCACGCAAAAAAGGACCATTAATTGATAGACTTCGTTTAGGATTAAGATGGGATAACGAACAATTCTATGATATCAACTACGGGTTATACCCTGGAACTGCTAATTATCGAAAAACGGAAATTGTGGAAGGACAATCTATAATTCCTTGGACTATTGAACATGTTAATTCTGAGTTAAAAAATAATTATAACACCGATCTTGAAAATGTACTTATACAATTATCTAATAGTCCAATAGAAAAAATGTTTTATGAGCATTGGTTAAAAAATTACTATGATGATAATTCCTTGCCTGCCATTGTTCCCGAAGTATGTGGAACGAGAAGTATGTTTTGGTGTCAAAGATGTGAAGATAAATATTACATGAAGTATTCAGATATAGATGAGCAGAAGCGATTAACCATGGATGTAAAAGGAGTTAATATTAGGTTCGATTTTTCTATTATCAATTGGTACAAACAGAAAATGTTGTTTGTTGAACTAGATGGACATAATTATCATAAAACAGTAGGTCAACGAAGCAAAGATGCTGTGAAAAGAAGTATAGCTACAAAGCATGGCTTCCATCTTGACGTTATTACTGGTTCACAAATACATGAAAACTTAGAGGCTTGCTTTGATCGTGTTAATGACTTTTTAACTAAGGATTAATCTAAAAGGTGTCTTCTTTGTTTATAATACAAAAAACAAATCTATTAAGTCATACATTAACTTGTAAATTAAAAGAGGCCATGAAAAGCCATTATAAGCCACCCTGTAAATGTGCTAGAGTATAAACTGTAGAAGTAGAATAAACAACAGCCCTTGGAGGACGAGCCTTCGGGGCTTTTTTAATTGGATTAAACGGAGTTGAGAGCAATGCCAATGAAACCAAAGAAGCCATGCAAACACAACGGTTGTCCTTTGTTAACGGATGACAAGTACTGTGAGTTTCATGCAAAGCTTCACGTAGATGATAGAGCAAACGCAAGTGAGCGTGGTTATGATAACCGTTGGAGGAAAGCGAGCAAACGATTCTTAAACACTCACCCTCTTTGCAAACGATGTGAACAGAAAGGGAAGCTGACTCAAGCAACTGTGATAGACCATATCAAACCCCATCGAGGAGACCAAAAGCTGTTCTGGGATGAAAGCAACTGGCAACCTTTGTGTAAGAGATGTCACGATCGTAAGACAAGAACAGAAGATCAGTATCCAGTTTACTCTTTTTAAGAGACCCCTAGGGGAGGTCAAATCTCTACAACCTCTTATATGGCGACCGCGCGCCCCCTTCACGTGAATTTTCGCGGAATTAAACAAGGGGGGTATCATTGGATGGAGGATACAAGTCAAAAACATCAACAGGCGCAAGGGATTCAATCGTTTTTAAATTTGCGCAGAGGTTATATAGAGAAATGCTCACAAAAATGGCTTAGTCCTTATAAACACTAGGGTTTGAGCCACTTTAATCGAAAAATAACAAATGTCATTTTAACGCCAGTAAGAGCTTGAAAAATAGCTAACTTAGGTGTTTTTTTATTGCCATTTTCAATACGGTTTACGCAGAAAGGGGTGTGAGAGATGAACGAAGTAGAGAAACAGACGATTTATGACCTCCGGCTTAAAGGGGTTGGATATAAGGCTATTGCCGCAGTGCTTGGAAAGTCCAGGGACAGCATCCGTGGGTTTTGTAAAAGGAATGGCCTTGCTGGTGATTCCAGAGTTGTCGCATTAAATGTGAAAGAGCAAATGAACAATCATCTACTCTGCACTTGCTGCGGGAACCCAATCAATCAAAAAGGTCGTGGGAGGACTCGGAAGTTCTGTTCTGATGAATGCCGGAGGAAGTGGTGGAAAGAAAACCCTCAGGCACGAAATAAAAATGAAGCAGCTATTTATCACTATACCTGCCCAAATTGTGAAAAAGAGTTCAGTTGCTACGGAAACAAGAAGCGAAAGTTCTGCAGCCACGATTGTTATATAAAATCTAGATTTTGGAGTGAAGAAGATGGAATTTAAAAAGCTGCCCATTGATGATTTAATTCCTGCTAGTTATAACCCCAGGAAGAAACTGAAACCGGGCGATAGTGAATTTGAAAAGATTAAAAATAGCATCGAGCAATTTGGTTATGTCGAGCCTGTCATTGTCAATCAGGACATGACGGTTATTGGTGGTCATCAAAGAATTACAGTTTTAAAGACATTAGGTTTTACGGAAATAGACTGTGTCGTCATTGATATTGATAAGACAAAAGAAAAAGCTCTTAACATCGCCTTAAATAAAATTAGTGGTGAATGGAATAAAGAACTGTTAGCAGACCTCATTCAGGATTTGCAGTCCTTGGATTATGATGTTTCATTTACCGGTTTTGACCCACCAGAAATAGACCAGCTTTTTAATGAGGTACATGATAAAGATATTAC